GGAATGTTTCTGGTTGGGCTGGTGTGCGGCGCGGTGGGAGATGTCCTGGCCCGGCGCAGGATGGCGCCCGGCGTGGCGGCCCGCGGCGCCGCCCCCCCGCCCGGCCCGCCGCGGCGGCGGGCGACCGGTTCGACGTCTGGCAGCGGCAGATCAACCGGATCATCCTCGCGAAAAGCGCTGACGGCTTCTGGAGCGCCCGCAACGCCGTGCTGTCGATCCCGCGCCAGACAGGCAAGACCTACGACATCGGCTGGGTCGCGATCCACCGCGCCGCCCGAACCCCCGGCATGCGCATCGTGTGGACGGCGCAGCACTTCAGCGTCATCAAGGACACGTTCGAAAGCCTGTGCGCGATCGTGCTCAGGCCGGAGATGAGCGGCCTCGTGGACCCCGACCACGGCATCAGCCTCGCCGCCGGCAAAGAGGAGATACGCTTCCGCAACGGCAGCCGTATCTTCTTCCGCGCCCGCGAACGCGGCGCATTGCGAGGCGTCAAGAAGATCGCCCTGCTCGTCATCGACGAGGCCCAGCACCTGTCCGACTCGGCGATGGCGTCGATGCTGCCGACCCAGAACCGCGCCTGGAACCCCCAGACCATCTACATGGGCACCCCGCCCGGGCCAAGGGACAACGGCGAAGCGTTCACCCGCCTCAGGGACAAAACGCGCGCGGGCCGCACCCACAGCACCCTCTACGTCGAATTCGCCGCCGACCGCGACGCCGACCCCCTCGACCGCGAACAATGGAGGAAAGCCAACCCCAGCTACCCGGCCCACACCAGCGACGAATCCATCGCCAACCTGTGGGAGAACCTCACCGGCGACGACTTCCGGCGCGAAGCCCTCGGCATCTGGGACGAACACGCCCTCAGCCGCGCCATCGACCGCCGCCAATGGGAGGAAGCCACCATCGACGCCCGCCGCCCAGGCGGCGTCATGAGCTTCGGCATCGACATGAACCCCACACGCACACGCCTGACCATCGGCGCATGCATGCGCTACGACGACGGCACCGCCCACATCGAACTCGCCGAATACAGGGACACCAACCACGACGGCACCATGTGGGCCGTCAACCTCATCGACAAGGTCTGGGAACAAACCGCCGCGCTCGTCATCGACGGGCAAAGCCCCGCCACCGCGCTCCTGCCCGACCTCGCCGAAGCCGGCGTCACCGTCACCGTCACCGCCGCCACCGACATGGGCCGCGCCTGCGGACGCCTCCAGGACATGCTCAGAGACGGCACCCTCACCCACCTGCCCGAAGACGGCCAACAACCACTCTGGCAAGCCGCCGCCAAAGCCACCACACGCCCCATCGGCAAAAACGGCCTCTTCGGATGGAACCGACCCGACGACGACACCGACATCAGCCCGCTCAACGCCGTCACCCTAGCCCTCCACGGGGCCATGACCACCAGAAGAGACCCCACCGCACAACAGGAAGCATGGTACTAATCATGAACACCGACGACGTCCCCATCCTGCGCGGACAAGCCGGCTGGCTCGCCATCGAAAGCGCCTACGCCAACACCATCGCCGGCGTGGACCCCGACGACCAGCCCACCATCAACGAACTCCTCAAACAATGGCGACGCCACTACACGCGCAACACCCTGCGCACCAGCTACTACCTCGCCCACTACCACTACAAAGGCGTCGCCTACAGCATCCCGCCGGCCATGAAAGCCCTCGCCAAACCAATGATCGGCTGGCCCAACAAAGCCGTCCGCGCGCTCGCCGACCTTTCCGTGTTCGAAGGCATCGACGCGCCCGAAACCCTCCAGACGCAGGTAGACGACCTCGTCGCGGCGAACACGTTCGGCGTGAAAATCCAGCAGGCCATCGTGTCCGCATACACGCACGGATGCAGCTTCATGACCATCTCCGGCGACGACGACGACATACGGATCACACCCCGCGCCGCCGACTGGAGCAGCGCCATATGGGACTGGGGCAACGACAGGATCGGCGCAGCCATGACCATCCGCGACAAAGACAAAGACGGCTACATCACCCGCTTCGACGTATGGCTGCCCGGCAAGGTCTACCTGTGCCGCCGCAACAGCGGCACATGGCAGGCCGAACGCATCGAAACCGGCTTCGACCAGCCCACCGTCGTGCCGATCGTCAGCGACCAGCAGCTCTACCGACCCCTCGGCTCCAGCCGCATCACCCGCCCGCTCATGGCCCTCACCGACCTCGGACTGCGCACCCTCGTGCGCATGGAAGCGACCGCAGAATTCTACGCGGCACCACGCATCTGGTTCCTCGGAGCCAACAAAGGACAGGTAAGCCCCGACACATGGGGCAGCATCGTCAGCGTCATCAACGGCATCCCCGCCGGCCGCAACGGCGAAAAACCCGAACTGCGCCAACTCACACAGGCCTCGATGCAGCCACACTCCGACATGCTCAAAACCGTCGCCCTCATGGTCAGCAGCGAAACCGACATCCCCGTCAACGACCTCGGCATCACCATGAACAACCCCGCCAGCGCCGAAGCCATGGCCGAAGCCGAACGCAAACTCTCCCGCACCGCCGACCGGCAAAACAAACGCTTCGGCGAAAGCATCAAAAGCATCTTCGCCATGGCGCTCGCCGCCCAGGGCGCGGACGAAGCCGACATCCGCCAACTGCGACCGATCTGGGCACCCACCAAGGAAGCCAGCGACGCCGCCCGCGCCGACTGGTACCAGAAGGTCGCGTCCACCAACCCCGCCTTCGCCGACAGCGACGTGGGCCTGAGCCGCGCCGGCCTGACATGGGACGAGATCGCCGCCCATCGCGCCTACGAGAAACAGCAGCGCACGCAGAACGCCATCGACGAACTACGCGCCAAGATCGCCACCGCCAAGACCGACACGCAGGAGGCCGCAGCCAATGGACAGCAACAGCCTGCCGCTGAGCAACCTCAGCCCGGCGCAGCGTAAAGCGTTCAACGGGCACCTCAACGACATGTGGGACGACTATCAGGACGAGCTCGCCGACCTCATCATCGAAGCCAAGACGATGGTGCCCAACAGCCTCTACTTCGGCGATGATCCCACCACCGAAGCCCGACGCCAACTGGAAGACTACGCGCGCAAGGCCAACCTCATCGCACAGGACTATTACAGGAACGTGCGAGCCGCATGGGCCGAAGCCGCCGGCATCAGCATGCCCGACTACAAGGAGGCGCAGGTCAGCTCGGACCGCGCCTTCTGGCAGATCGTCGGCGGCTACAACAACACCATGCACGTCGGCGCGAAATTCACCGACGTCATCAACGGCCGAAGCAAAGCCGGACTGACCATGGATCACCTCTGGGCCATCAACACGCGAGGCTACACCGAAGACGACTGGGCGCGCCTCGCCAAGGACATCATCAACGAGACCGCACGCCTCACAGGACGGTTCACCGCCCAGAACGACCCCACCCGCCCCAAATACGCGCGAGTGCCCCAAGGCAAGACCTGCGCGTTCTGCGCCATGCTCGCGTCCCGAGGCTTCGCCTATGCCAGCGAGGACACCGCCGGCAAGTGGCACAAGTACCACCACGACTGCGACTGCAAGATCGTCCCCTCGTGGGGAGAGACCGAGATCGACGGCTACGACCCCGACAAACTCAAGGCCATATACCAGCAGGCAAAGAACGCCGCCAAAGCGGCCGGGGACGGCAGCGATCCCAACACCGTGCTCTCGTGGATGCGCAGCGAATCGCCGGACATGTTCACCGACGGATCGGAATTCGCGCCAGACCTGCGCATCCCGCGAGGCAGCAGACTCGAACAACAACTCGGCGAAGCGTATACCCGCCGCGTCAACCGGCTCCTCAACAAAACCGAGCACAAAGACGCGGCGAGGCTCTGGGCCAAATACGCCGCCCAATACGACATCAAAGAAACACGGCTCCCCAAAGGCGCTTACTTCAGTCCCTCCGACGGAGGCATCCACCTCAACCTCGACACCGTCATGGCCGGAGACAACGCACACCGCCCAGTGCAGAACCTCTTCCACGAAAGCGGCCACATGCTCGACTGGCTACTCGACAAGAACTCGTTCTCATGGGCCCCTCACAACGGCAAACTGTTCAACGACGTGCTCAAAAGGGACGCCCAACGCATATTCGACACCACACAGGCAACCCTCATGGCCGAAGACAAGCCCGCCGGCCGACAAAGCGTCATGAAGGCCATCGCCCGAGAAATCGCGACGAACTCCGCAAAAACCGACCGCAACGTCGAAGACATGCTCCAAGCCGCCCTAGGCGACGACTACCACGGCAGCGTCGGCCACCCCAAAGGCTACTTCCGGCAAAGCGGACAACTCCAATCCACCGAAGCGTTCGCCGAAATGCTCGACGCGCAGATGGCAAACCCCGAAGCATGGCGGCTCATCGCCAACTACTTCCCCGAATCGGCTAAAATGTTCAATACCATGATTCAGGAGGCATTGTCATGAGCGAAGAAGAATACTTCACCCAACACCACAACGACAACACCGACCTGCTCCTACTCGACTACTCCGAACGCTTCGAAACCCCTTACTTCAACATCGAAGACACCGGCGTCACACTAACCGACACGGAGCTGCGTGCCGACCTGCTCCACTGCCTCTACCACAACAAACCCAAAGACCACATCGACCAGCCCAGCCGCAACCTCATCGCACTGGCGCTCGCCGACTGATCCCAGCCCCGGCCGACATCCGCCGGGGCTTTTTCATGCCCGCCAACCGGGCCAAGAGTTTTCAGCCACCCGCACGGGTGGCTTTTTCAATGCCCGGAAAGGGCCCGAACACAAGGAGAACAACCATGTTCCTCAACCTCCAGCACCCCCATATCCGATACATCGCCCCGCCCGCCGAAGGCGGTTCGGACACCACCGACCCCACCCCGCCGGCCAAACCGAACGGCAACGGCGAGGAGACCGACTGGGAAGCCAAATACAAGGAAGCGCTCGGCCACTCGCGCGACTGGGAAAAGAAGGCCAAGGCCAACAAGGCCGCCGCCGACGAGCTGGAAAAGCTCAAGGAATCCCAAATGAGCGAGACCGAGAAGGCCGCCAAGCGCACGCAGGAACTCGAAGCGCAGGTCGCCGCCTACAAGGCCAAGGAACAGCAGGCCGAATGGAAGACGCAGGTATCAGCCAAGACCGGCATCCCGGCCGAAGCATTGCGCGGCAGCACCCTAGAGGAGATTCAGGCGCACGCCGACATCCTCAAACCGCTCATGCACCCAGCGCCGAAGCTGCCGAACGTGCCCAACCCGGCACAGCACCCCGCCGGCCAAACCGCCGACGAACGAGCCAAGGCATACGTGCGCAGCCTCTTCGGCAACAAAGACTAACCGCCACCAACCATCCGAAAGGAAACCATCATCATGGCACTCGACACCAGCAAGGTGCTGCTCCCCAAGGAAGTAGCCACCGTCATCACCAAGCGCGCCAAGGACACCAGCACCATCGCCGCACTGTCCCCGAGCGAACCCCAGCTCTTCCTCGACAAGGACTACATGGTCTTCACCGGCAATTCCGAAGCCGAGGTCGTCGCCGAAGGCGCGCAGAAGTCCAGCTACGAGGAAACCCTCACCCCGGTCGTCGGCAAGCGCTTCAAGGTGCAGACCACCACCCGCCTCAGCAACGAGCTCCAGTGGGCCGACGACGACGCCAAACTGGAGATCATCAGCAAGATCCAGGCAGACCAGGCCGCCGCGATGGGCCGCGTCCTCGACTACGTCGTCTACCACGCCTTCGACCCCAAGAAGAAAACGACCCTCGAAGGCTTCAACGCGCTCGCCAAAAGCGCGGTCAGCGTGCCGGCCACCGACGATCGCGTCGCCGACATCGACAGCCTCGCCGAGGCCGTCAGCGACGAGTACGACATCAACGGCATCGCCCTGTCCAAGACCATGGCGAACGAGCTGCGCAAGATCCGCGTTCCCTCCACCGGCCAGCGCTTCTACCCGGAGATCCCGATCAACCTTCAGGTCGGCAACCTCGACGGCATCCCGGCCGCCACGTCCGGCACGGTCAACGGCCGGCTCGTCACCCCGGCGACCGGCATCCTCGCCTTCCTCGGCGACTTCCGCCTCATCAAGTGGGGCATGGTGCGCGACATCTGGAGCGAGATCATCGAATACGGCGACCCCGACAACACCGGCAAGGACCTCAAGGGCGTCAACCAGATCGCCTACCGCACTGAGGCCATGTACTCCTACGCGATCCTCGACCCCAAGGGCATCGCCGTGCTCAAGAAGTCCACATCCTCCGTCAAGGCGAGCAAGTGATGGCCGCGCCCCTCACCCAGACGCTCGTAGTACAGGAACACGACGAGGCCGACGAGACCGGCCTGTCCATTCCCGTGCGTCTGGTCAAGCCCGACGGCACCCCGTTCGCGGAAGGCGTCGCAACCATCGCATGGTCGGCCATCGCCGGCAAGCCGTCTACGTTCACGCCGCCCGCGCCGACCGCCGGCACGCGCGGCGGCGTGCTCCAGCAGGCGGCCGAAGCGCAGCTCGCCGCATCCGCCGACTCGGCGGCCATCGTCGCGAAGGTCAACTCCACGCTGACCAAGCTCAAGGCCGCCGGCCTGCTCGCCTAAGGAGACCCCGCATGGACGGATACCCCAGCACCCCGCTCAACCTGTCCGACGGCACAACCGTGACGCAGGCCGGCGGGGGAGAGGACGAAACGGACGACGAGAAGCCGTTCGCGCAGGTCGGAGACCTCGAAGCACGCTGGCACGCGCTCACCGGCGAGGAATACAACCGCGCCGAAGCGCTGCTCGCGGACGCATCCGACCTGATCCGCACCACCTGCCCGCGCTGGCCCGCCGCCAAGCCCGCCACGTTGAATCGCATCGCCTGCATGGCCGTCAAACGAGCCATGCAGGCCGGCCCCGACATGTCGGGCGTCACCCAATCCACCCAGACGGCCGGCAGCTACAGCGAAAGCCTGAGCTACGCCAACCCCGCCGGCGACCTCTACCTCACCACGAGCGAGAAGGAAGCCTTGGGCGGCGACGGCGAGACATGGGCCTACGACATGGCCGGAGGCGCGGCATGAGAGGCGAGACCATCACCCTCATCCACCGCGTCAAAGCCGGCGAGGACCCCGGCGGCGGAATCATCTGGAACACCCGCGAGGAACAGGTGGACGACGTGCTCATACAGGACGGCAGCCAGTCGAACTCCACCGACCCCATCCGCCCCGACGGCATCCGCACCGCCAAAACCATCCACATGCCCCGCGCATGGCCCTACCGGAGCCTGCGCGGGGCCAAAGCGAGAATCGACGGCGTCGAATACACCGTGATCGGAGACCCCCGCCCCTACACGGGCGGCATGACCCCGACCCGCTGGAACCTCACCGTCGAACTCGCCGACACCAGAGGCTAGGAGAGCAACGCATGGCAAAGGTCAAACTCAACCTCGCCGGCTTCCGCGCGATACGCCAATCCGCACCCATCCAGCAGACCATCGACCAACAGGCCGCGCTCATCGCCGCCCGCGCCAACAGCATGGCACAGGTCGAAGGCGCGACCTACGAGGCCGCAACCCATGTCAGCACCCCCAAAGGCAGCGTCGCGCTCGCCACGACCGGGCACGGCTCCGAAGGCAACGTGAAGGCGATGGAGGACAACGCGAAACACAACACGCTGCTCAAGTCGGTGAAACAGCAATGAGACTCAACCTCGAAAAAACAGTCAAGGACTGGATCGACGCCGACCCCGACGGCGACGGCCTGACCGCCTACCTCGAAGTGCCCGCAGACCGGCCCCAACGGTTCGTCACCATCGAACGGGTAGGAGGCCGGGAACTCGAATACAGCAGCCGCCCCACCATCGCCGTGCAGGTCTGGGCCGAAACCCGATGGCAAGCCGCCCAGCTCGCCACGGGCCAAGTGCTGCCCCGACTGCTCGACCTCGACCTGCTCGACCCCATCGCCGCCGTCACCGTGGAAAGCGTCATCGACTTCCCCGACCCCGGCCCGCCGCCCCAGCCCCGATACCAGATCACCATAAGCCTCGACGCCGCCACCCAATAAGACGACGCCGCACCATCCGAAAGGCACCATCATGGCCGAAACCAACCACAACAACAAGAAAAACGTCAGCCTCGGCAAGCCCAAGAAGACCGGCTGCCTCTACTACGCGCCCGCCGGCACCGACCTGCCGACCGACGCCACCACAGCCCTGCCGGCAACATACACCTGCGTCGGCTACCTGTCGGAGGACGGCGTCACCAACGCCACCGACACCGACACCACCGACATCAACGAGATGGGCGGCATCAAGGTGCTGTCCGAGATCAGCGGCTACGGCGAGACATGGCAGTTCAACATGATCGAAACCAACGAAGCCAGCCTCAAACTGCGCTTCGGCACCGCGAACGTCACCGGCACCGCAGACAAGCTCACCGTCTACCACGCCATCCCGTCCGGCGAAAGCCTCGTGCTCGTGTTCGAGATCGCCATGACCGGCAACCGAGTCAAGCGCATCGTCGTCGCCGACGGCACCATCACCGAATTCGACGACACCACCTACAGCGCCGGCGACGCCATCGGCTACGGCGTGACCATGAGCGCCAACCCGAGCGACCTCATCAACGGAGCCACCAGCGTCGAATACATCGCCAAAGTCGCCACCGCCTCGCTCAGCAAGTGATCCCACCCCGCGCCCGCCGCCCCGACGGGCGCACCCTTCCACCCTGAAAGGACACGCATATGGCAGCCAAGCAGCCGCAGGACCACAAAACCCCGAAAAACCAGCCCAAGACCGTCGAGGCCATGGGCGTCACCCTCGCCGTCAGCCCCGCGATCTTCAACGACCTCGACATGGTCGAATACCTCTACGACCTCCAAACCGCCCAGTCCGGCAACGGTGCCGGCGCGTTCGCCATCGTCCCCTTCCTCAAGAAGCTCTGCGGCGACCAGTACACGGCCATGAAGGACGCATTGCGCGACCCCGACACCGGGCGCGTGAGCATCGACAAGGTCAGCGAATTCATCGCCCAGCTCCTCGAACAGGTCGCCCCAAACTCCTGACGCTCATAGGAATGCTCGCCACGGCACCCGACGCGCTCGAAGCGGACTTCCAGCGTTTCTATGGGCTTAACCCCGACCTCATATGGACGGGCGAACTGCCCGCCAACCGGGCGGCCGCACTGGCCGCCAACCTCCCCCGCCAGTCCATCATCTGGCAAAAACTCAACCCGCGCCTCGCATGGGACGACCAAACCTACCTCCTCGCCGACATCCGCGACAGCCTCGCGTTCCTCGCCTGGACGAAAACCAAGGAAGCCTCACGCAAGGGCGCGCGCTGGCGCGGACAACTCCAACGCCCCGGCACCGTCCGGCATGAAGCCACGGGCGGCGAGGTCATGGCGATGGACGACGAACAACTAGCCGCATACCTGGCCGCACCGCGCACCACCATCAGGGAGGCATAGCATGGCAATCGAGATCGCCACCGCGTTCGTACAGATCGTGCCCAGCATGAAGGGCGTCGGCAAGGCCATCGAATCGGCGTTCGGCAGCGCATCGGAAACCGCCGGCAACACCGCCGGCATCAAAGCCGGCAACGGCTTCGCCGGCGGCTTCGGCGCGAAACTCGGCGTCATCACCGGCATCGCGCAAAGCGTCGCGGGCAAGGCCATCGAAGCGTTCATGGGCCTGTCCGGCGAGATCACCAGCGCATCCGACAGCGCCCAGAAGTTCGCCAGCACCCTGAACTTCGCCGGCGTCAGCGAACAGCAGATCAAACGACTCACCGCCAGCACGCAGGACTACGCCGACAAGACCGTCTACGACCTCAACGACATCCGCAACACCACCGCCCAGCTCGCCGCCAACGGCGTGCCCAACTACGACAAGCTCGCCGAAGCCGCAGGCAACCTCAACGCCGTCGCCGGCGGCTCCGCCGACACCTTCAAGTCCGTGGCGATGGTGCTGACGCAGACCGCCGGCCAGGGAAAACTCACGACCGAGAACTGGAACCAGCTCTCGGACGCGATCCCCGGCGCGAGCGGCAAGATCCAACAGGCACTCAAGGAGGCCGGAGCCTACACCGGCAACTTCCGCGACGCGATGGCCGACGGGCAGATCACCGCGCAGGAATTCAACGACGCGATCATGTCGCTCGGCTTCACCGACGCCGCCGTGGAAGCCGCCACATCCGCCAGCACCATCGAGGGAGCCACCGGCAACCTCGAAGCCGCGTTCGTCAAGCTCGGCGCGAGCGTGCTCGACAGCGTCAAACCCGCCATCACCGGCGGCATGAGCTGGATCGCCGACGGCGTCACCAACGCCGTGCCCGTCGTCCAGGCAGGCATCGAAGGGCTCATCGGCTGGTTCCAGCGCCTCTACTCCAAACTGGAGGAAAACGGCGCGATCACCGCGTTCAAATCCGCGTGGGACACCATCAGGGACGCGATCATGGGCGTCGTCAACATGGTCATCGACTGGGCGCACATGATCCCTCCCGAAGGTCTCGCCGACGGCATCAAACTCGTCGCCGACACGCTCAACTGGTTCATCCAGCACGGCAAGGAACTCGCGCCCATCATCATCGGCATCGGCACCGCGTTCGCCGCAGTCAAGGGCTATCAGGCGCTCAACAGCGGTCTACAGGCGCTCACCGGAACCATGAACACGGTGACGACCGCCGCCAAGGGCATCAGCAACGGCATCATGCTCATGATGGACTTGGGCGGCCCGATTCAAATGCTCAAACAGATGGGCTCCAGCCTCAGCCTCGTCAAGACGGCTCAGACCGCGTGGAGCGCCGCCACCAAAATGGCGACCGCCGTGCAGGGCGCGTTCAACGCCGTCATAGCGGCAAACCCCATTGGCGCTATCGCCGTCGCCATCGCGGCCGTCGTGGCCGCGCTCGTCTGGTTCTTCACCCAGACCGAGGTCGGCCGCAAGGCATGGGCCGCGTTCACCTCATGGCTCACGGACACGTGGAACACGATCGTCGCCACCGCGCAAGACCTATGGAACGGGCTCGGCGAATTCCTCGCCAACCTATGGGCCACGATCACAGGTACCGTGCAATCCGCATGGGACGGCATCGCCGGCTTCTTCACGGGCCTATGGCAGACGATCAGCGGCGGCGTCACCGGCGCATGGACGTCGATCACCACGTTCCTGTCCGGCGTGTGGACCGGCATCAGCACGACCGCCACGACGATCTTCACCGGGATACGAGACTTCATCGTCAACGTGTTCACCGTCATCGGCGCGCTCATCGTCGCACCCTTGCAGGCGATCCAGAACGGCATCAACACCGTGTTCGGCTGGATACTCTCGTTCATCACCCAGCAGATGAACAGCACGAACACCGTGTGGAGCACCATCTGGACGGCGATCTACAACGTCGTCTCCACGATCTTCACGCTCATCAGCGGCTACATCTCGACCGCGGTGAACGCGATCCGCACCGTCATCGCCGTGTTCCTCAGCTTCCTCAAGGGAGACTGGCAGGGCGCATGGGACGCGATCAAGGACTTCTTCACGACCACATGGGACGGCATCAAAGCGTTCCTGTCGAACATCCTCGACGGAATCAAGGCCGTCTGGACCACCGTATGGACCGCCATCAGCACGTTCTTCACCGACGTGTGGAACAAGATCGTCGCGTTCTTCATGCCGATCATCAACGGCATCAGGACCACGATCGGCACCGTCCTCAACGCGATCCAGAGCGTGTGGACGAGCATCTGGAACGCGGTCAGGTCCGTCGCGTCCACCATCTGGAACGCGATCAGCGGCGTGGTGTCCACATGCATCCAGAATGTGAGCAACACCATCTCGACCGTCCTGAACGCCATCAGCGGCGTGTGGACGAGCGTATGGAACTCGGTCAGCTCGTACCTGTCGAACATCTGGCACGGGATCACGTCGGCCGTGTCCAACGGCATCCAATCCGTGTCGAACACGGTCGGCCGCATCCGCGACACCGTGCTCGGCGCGGTCAGCGGCGCGGGCCGATGGCTGTACGACACGGGCCGTCAGGTCATCCAAGGCCTCATCAACGGCATCGGCGGCGCGTTCCAGTGGGTCAGGAACACGATCAGCAACCTCGGCAGCAGCCTCGTCGGCTGGGCCAAGAGCGTGCTCGGCATCCACAGCCCGTCACGCATCTTCCGCGACGAGGTCGGCAAATGGATACCCGCCGGCATGGCCCAGGGCATCGACAAGGCCAGCGGCCTCGTCGAGGACAGCATCGACGGTCTGACCGACATGATCCCCACCGTGAGCCTGAAGACCGACACCAGCATGCTCGAAACCCCATACGCCTACCAGACCCGCATCACGGGCGGCCGGATGGCCTACACGATCGACAGCAGCCAAGGCGAATACGCGACCAAACAGGACATCATCGACGCCATCGATCAGGCGCTCAGCAGCGGCATCACGCTCAACCTGTCCGACCGAGGCGGCGAGGTCATGGCCGGCAAGCTCGCCAAACCCATGAGCTACGAACTCAACTACCTCGCCATGAGAGGCCGTTAAAACCAGAGAGGACAGCATCATGCTCTACCAGCGACGCATGCGCCTGCCGCATGTCGAAGACCCCACGCTCAACGGCGTCCCGCTGGAACGCATGATGCTGTCCCTATCCTCCGACGGCGTGACCATCGACGCCGCCAAACCGACCTTGAGCATGCAGGACATGCCCGGCCGCGACGGCCGGCTCGACCTGACCCTCACCGACCCGACCGGGGCAGCGTACATGGGCGACCGCGCCATCACGCTCAGCCTGTACGCCATCGGCGGCGAAGACGACATCCTCGCCGCCAAAACCCGGCTCGCCGCCCTAGCCGGCACCATAGTCTCACTCTCATGGCGCAGCCTGCCCGGCGAATACCAAGGCCGCATGAGCCTCGGCGCGTGGGAAGACAAATGGGCCGGCGGCCACCAGATCGCCACCCTCGTGCAAGCCGAGATCGACGCCCACCCCTACCTGATCGGCCGCAGCCGATCCATCGCGCTCAAAACGGACGCGAACACGATCCACGTCAAAGGCAACCGGCCATGCTGGCCCACATGGACGCTCACCCCCGCCGCCGACGCCAAGACCGTCAGCATCAAGGACGCGCACGGCCACAAACTCGCCGTCACGTCCACCACCGCCATCACCGGACGCATCTCCATCGACACCGACCCCGACCACCGGGAGCTGCGCGTCAACGGCAACCTCATGACACCCACACTCGAATCCGACTACTTCCCCCTATTGCCCGGCCTGAACACGCTCACCCTCACCGGAGCCACCGCCGCCAGTCTCGCGTACAGGCCACTCACACTCATCTAGGAGCACACTCATGCGATACATGATCTTCGACCGCTGGGGCAACCCGCTCGGCGACCTGCCCTACGCCATCAAGGCCATCCGCACGAGAGCCACCGACGGCACCGACACCCTCGACATCACCACCATCGGCGAGATCAACAAGGACGAACGCATCGCGTTCAAGGACTCGATGGGCCGCTGGGCGGAATACCTATGCCAGTCCACCCAGACCGCCCGCGCCCC